CCTCAGAAAAACCGCCTTTTTGTGTGCGTAGTTTTTGGAAGGACGCGAAACCATGGCAGATATCGGCGAAGTTCGCAAGATCTCGATTGACCTCTTGCGACCTTATCAGAATAACGCGAAAAAGCACTCTCCGGACCAGGTCACAAAGATCGCGGAGAGCATCCAGGAGTTCGGGTTTTTGAACCCGGTACTGATCGACAAGGACTACAACGTGATAGCAGGTCACGGACGGATCATGGCGATGAAGCAGCTCGGAGAGACGGAAGTCCCGTGTTTGTTCGTTGAAGGGCTGACCGAAGCGCAGCGCAGAGCATACATACTGGCTGACAACAGACTGACCGAGCTCGGCGAGTGGGACAAAGACCTTGTTAGTTCAGAACTGGAAGAACTGAAAAACATCGGCTTCGATCTTACGTTCACCGGCTTCTCGATCGACGACATCATCATCACTGACGATATGGGCCCGACGTACACAGACGAAGACCTGGAAGAAGATCTTGAGACCGCGAGCGCAAACATACGTGTGCAGCGCGGAGACGTATGGATCCTCGGCCGGCACGTGCTCATGTGTGGAGACAGCACGAACAAAGAGGACGTCGAAAAACTGGTGGGGGGGGTACTAAAATAGACCTTTTACTGACCGACCCACCATACAACGTAGATCTTGGATCAATAAACCGCGCAAAGGAACGAGTAGGACACAAAGGCAACACAAGCGACATAACAAATGATGCACTTGGGGATGAGCAGTTCGTCGAGTTTTTAACTAACGCTCTAACAAACGCCTTTGACGTTATGAAAGAAGGTGCGACGTTTTATGTTTGGTATGGGATGAGTTCGGAAGCGGAGTTCATGGCAGCACTCTACAACGCGGGACTACCGGCACACGAAGTCCTTATCTGGGTGAAGCAGCAATTCACGCTTTCGCTTTCAGACTACCAGCACAGATACGAGCCGTGCTTCTACGGATGGAAGCCGGGTGCAGCTCACTACTTTATCGACCTAAGATCACAGGACTCCGTGTTTAATGTCCAAAACATCAACAGTCTGACAGCGTCGGAGCTGCGGGAACTATACAAGGATCTTTCAAGCTACACAACGGCGATATTTGAGGATAGACCAATATCATCGCCGGAACATCCAACAATGAAACCGCTGCCGCTGATCAGGAGGCAGGTCCGCAACAGTTCGAGAGAAGGTGAAAAGGTGCTGGATCTTTTCGGCGGTTCCGGAACGACGCTCCTGGCATGCGAGGAGATGAACCGGACGTGCTACATGATGGAGTACGAACCGAAATACTGCGCCGTGATTATAAACAGGTGGGAAGAAATGACCGGAGAAAAGGCGGTACGCTATGAATAGATTATTGCGCATGACGACTCCGGAACTTTACTCCGAGCAGCGCAAAGTCGAAAAAGTAGTATGGAGCGAAGATACTCCATGGCAACATAGGAACGACCAGAGAAAATATCTGAATCGAATACAAAAAGAACTACAAAAAAGGACGCGACATGGGAAGACTGGAAATAACAACGCACATCGGATGCCCGCTGAACTGCACGGACTGTCCGCAAGCGTTACTGAAGAGCAAATACCGGGGCCGGAAGACAATGACCCTGGCAGACTATAAAAAAGCGATAGACAAGGTGCCGACAGACGTACGAATCGACTTCTCGGGAATGTGTGAGCCGTTCGTGAATAAACACTGCACCGATATGATTATTTATGCAGCGGAAAAAGGACATCCGCTCGCATTATATACGACGCTGCAAGGCGCGACCCTGGAAGACTGGGTGCGGATCCGGAAGTACCAGTTCGAAGTCGTAACGATACACCTGCCGGACCAGGAAGGCCGCTCACATTTTAAAATCACCGACGAATACCTCGAAGTGCTGAACGCGTGGGACTGCATGAACTACTCGTGCCACGGTACGGTCCACGAAAAGGTCCGGCCGTACATGAAACCGCGTAACCTAATCACGTACATGCACGACAGAGCCGGGAACGTGGAATGTCGGCCACATCGGGACATAGATCCGAACCGGAGCTTGACGTGCGCGACATCCGGCAAAGCGATGGACCACAACGTACTGCTTCCGGACGGGACGGTGATCATGTGCTGCATGGACTACGGGATGACCGGAGTCTTCGGGAACCTCTTCGAGCAGACATACGACGAGGTCCTCTACTCAGAAGCGGCCACAGCGATGCGGAACACGCTCAACCAGGGAGAAAGCATATGCAGACACTGTACCAATGCGATGTGAGCGTGATTGTGCCGGTCTACAACCTGGAACGCTGGATAACACCGCTGCTCGAGTCGTTAAAGGCTCAGGATCTCGGACCATATACGGCCGAGTTTATCTTTGTGCTCAATAACTGCACGGACAGGAGCGAAGCGGTCATCAGAGACAGCGGGATAAGCTGCAAGATCCTAAACTGCCCGGAACAAGGGTGCGGACTCGCCAGGAACATGGGATTCGAGAACAGCTCCGGCGAATACATCTGGTTCGTTGACGGTGACGACTTTATAATCTCGGACACAGCGATCCGGGACCTTTTGGACCGCATGAAGGCGGACAGCCTCGACATTATCCGGATACCGTTCCTGAGCAACGGGTTCGGCTGGTATTACTTCTCGATGGTCTGGCAGTACATGTTCCGGCGCGACTTCATCGAAGAGTTTCGGTTCCGGAAGGAACAACCGGGTGAGGACGACGCGTACATGCTGTGGGTCCTTTGGAAAGCCGGCTACGATCAAATGACATTCGGAACAATGCCGAACATAGGCAGAGCATTATATTTTTACAACTACCCGCGGGAAGGCAGCAACATGGACCGATACTGCCGGGGAGAAAACATCAACGAATAAGGACGCAACAATGGCAAAGAAAAACTCATCGGATCTAACGCTTCAAGAACAAGCGGCGGAGATCTTAGAAAAAGCGAAAGCAAGAGGAGTACAGAGCAACTTCTTCTTCATAACGACGTTTAAACGATACCAGGTACAGATGCAGATCATGTCCGAGCTGGAGAAACAGATCACAGAGCTCGGACCGGTCGTGACGAAGGAATACGTCAAGGGCCGCCAGAACGTCTGCACAAACCCGGCTATCTCGGAATATAACAAAACGGCAACGGCCGCGAACAATACCGTGTCGACTTTGATCAAAATCGTGGAGTCGATACCGCAAGACAACGGGCAGAAGACGCTCGCGGAAGAATTGAACGAGCTGATGTCCGGGATGGCATGACATCGGCCGAAAACGCGATCTACGCATACTATCAGGGAATAAAGGACGGCACGTACTGCGTCGGGGAGAAGATCCGGACATGGTACGAGCTTATCATCAAAGGGCTGGAATCAAAGCTCTTTTTTTATGACCACAAAAAGGCGATGCTGGCGATCGTGTTCATAGAAAACTACTGCCGGCATCACGAAGGCGAGTTCGCTCCGCAGCTGATCAAGCTGGAACTGTGGCAGAAAGCGTTTATCTCGGTAATCTTCGGAATACTCGACGCGGACGGTAATAGACAGTTCCGAGAGGTTCTGCTGATAGTCGGCCGAAAGTCCGGGAAGACGATCATGGCATCGGCCATTGCCGCGTTCTGTGCTTTCGTCGACGGAGAATACGGCGCCAGGATCTACTTCACGGCTCCAAAGCTCGAACAGGCCCGTCTCGGCTTCGATGCGTTCTACCAGATGACGCAGAAGGAACCCAGACTGCGAGAGCGCTGCGAAAAGCGAAGATCTGACGTATACATCGAGGAATCGAACAGCAGCATAAAACCGCTCGCGTTCTCAGCGAAAAAGTCCGACGGTTTCAACATCCAGCTCGGAATTTGCGACGAGATCGCATCGTGGGGCGGAGAGCGTGGCCTGAAGTTCTACCAGGTTCTGAAGAGTTCACAAGGGGCCCGGAGATCTCCGCTGCTTATATCCATAACGACAGCCGGATACGAGTCGGACGGAGTGTACGACGACCTCTACACAAGAGCGACGGCGGTACTCATGGGGAGGACCAAGGAGAAGCGCTTCGCTCCGTTTATTTACGAGATAGACGACACAAAAAAGTGGAACGACATCAACGAGCTCAGGAAGGCCAACCCGAATCTGGGCGTGTCGGTCCGGATCGACTACATGCTCGAAGAGATCTCGATCGCGGAAGGATCTCTGTCAAAGCGGGCCGAGTTTTTGACGAAATACTGCAACATCAAGCAGAACAGTTCACAGGCATGGCTTCCGGCGGAAGTTATCGAGAACGCCTTCGGAGATCCGCTCAGCATGGACGACTTCAGAGAGACGTACTGCGTCGGCGGTATAGACCTGTCAATGACGACGGACCTCACGGCAGCAGTCATCGCGATAGAGCGTGGCGGAGTGTTCCACGTCTTCGCGCACTTCTGGCTTCCGGCGAACAAGATCGAGGAAGCAACGGCCCGGGACGGCCTACCGTACGAGCTGTACATCCAGAAGGGCCAGTTGTCGGTCTCAGGCGACAACATAGTCGATTATAAAGACGTTTATGCGTGGTTTTGCGCGTTAATCGAGGTCTGGCACATATATCCGCTTCAAACCGGATACGACCGCTACTCTTCGCAGTATCTGGTCAAAGACATGGAGGCGTACGGGTTCCACATGCAAGACGTGTACCAGGGCTTCAACCTGACGCCGATCATCCACGAGTTCGAAGGACTAATCAGAGACGGAAAACTGCGCTGCGGCGACAACGATCTGCTAAAAGCGCATTTATACAACACAGCAGTCAAACAAGACTCGGAGTCGCTCAGATCTCGCATCGTGAAGATGGATGCACGGGACCACATCGACGGCTGCGCGGCCTTGCTTGATGCTTTTACGGCCCGAGCGCACGACTACGAGACGATCGGGTATCAATTACGAAATGAAAGGTGAGATATGGGACTTTTCGACAAAATTTTTGGAAAAGAAAAAGCGCCGACGAATTATGAAGGAACCTTCCGGATGCTCAACGGTTATACGCCCGTTTTTACATCCTGGAAGGGCGGAGTGTA